ATAAAAAAGCGAGTATATTGCCAATCATCTTTTTAATAACAGACAGAATGAAATTGGTTGATCCAGAAACCCTCTGCCAGTTCACAGGACTTTGCGACAAGAACGGGAATAAAATTTGGGAAAATGACATTTTGATGGCACACTTGGACGAATCTTACCCGGAAAATGTGACATATGAAACTGTTGAATGGAATGTTGCCGGATGGGTAGGGCGCGAAACTGATAGTATAGGCAGACAATATCTTGATAAATTCGATCTGGAACATTATGAAGTAGTTGGAAACATTTTCGACAATCCAGAGTTGTTACAGGAGGAACACAAATGAGTAAATCAGTATTAGTGATAGATACGCCAAGAACATGTATGAGATGCCCTTTTGGTTTGATCATTGGCGATTATTTCTTTTGCGTTATTACAATAGACAAAGACGGTGCTTTTAAACAAATTAGAGGTGCTTTATACGGGGTTAAAAAACAAGATTGGTGTTCACTTATGGACTTGCCAGAGAAAGACAATGGAGACTATCCATCTAATACGTTTGCTGCTGGCTTTGTGGAGGGTTGGAACCAGTGTATTGATGAGATTACAGGAGAGGTGAAGTAGATGGAGAGATTAACACTCGAAGAAGCAATTAATCATGAAAAGATGATGGCGCAAAGAAAAAGATGGAATGGTAAATTTACTAAGGTATCACTGGGAAATGAAGAAATTAATAAACGATTCGAAGCTGATTGTATTAAAGATGCAGAAGAACATGAACAGTTTGCGGAATGGCTTGAAGAATTAAAATCTTACAAAGAAGCAGAAGAACATGGATTATTAATGAAATTACCAGTACCATTAGGAACTACAGTATATACGTTAAGTACGATTTTTGATTGTATTTATGATTATGACTGTAAAAGCTATCAAAAGTGGAAATGTAAAGAAGATATTCCATGTGAATATGAAAAGAGATCATACCATATAAAAGAAACTGAGTTCGGTTTTGTTATGGCACATTCTATTGGAGAAACCGTATTCCTCACTCGTGAAGAAGCTGAGAAGAAGTTGGAGGAGATGAAGAAGAATGGCATATAAAAATCATGAGGGCTATCCGGATCCAACATCAGGTAAGGCAATCAAGGCAGCAGGACATATGCCGACACATATTTATAATGCATACACAGTTCTGAACAACACTGCCGGGTTGCTGGGTTTAGAGATAACGGGTATCCGGGACAAGAAAACCAAGAAGGAATGGAAACGAGGAGGCTGACATCATGGATAAGAGAATTCTGGAAGAATACATAGATGCATGCGAGGTGACCAAAGAAGCAGAAGCAGAAATCCGTAAACTCGAATCAAAAAAGAATATCACAGCAAATGAGACTGTATCTGGAAGTAATCCGGAATTCCCTTACAATCCACAGCATTTTAAAGTACAGGGAACGACATATTCTTATTCAGACGATATCAGACTCAGAAACAAGAAAGAGATCCTGCGACAGAAGAAAGAGAAAGCGGAAGAACTGAAACTGCAGGTTGAAGTATGGATGATATCAATCCCATTCCGGATGCAGCGGATTATTAAATACAAGATCTTCGAGGAAATGACCTGGCAGCAGGTAGCAGATCGGATGGGACGGAAGACTACAGAGGAAAGTGTAAGAAAAGAATTTAAAAGATTTTTTGAAAAAAATTAAAGTTTGTCCGTTTTGTCCGATATGTCCGCTTCAAAGATGTTATAGTATATCATGAACGAATTGGAAATAGCCAAGACGTTCAGTTTTCTTTTCTCATACGTATCTTCCGCATATAAGATATGATGAATCCCCCGTCCTGGTCTCTGGTGGTGCTCAGATCAGGACATCCCGGAACATAGCTCAGTGGTAGAGCAGCTGGCTTATATCCAGCGTGTCGGTGGTCCGATTCCATCTGTTCCGATTGCGTGATCCACACACGCAACTTTTTTATAGTAAATCTCCTTAAAGGTGCGGAGCTGGCAGCAGTTCCGCTTTTAAAATGTTCAGGTGTCCAATTCGGACACCTTTTTATATGCCAATTTTCATACAGCGTGCACAGCACCAGCACATACATACTTTAGGCATGGATTCACTGTATGTAAGTGTTTGCACCTCCTTTCAGCGTGGTAGCAACCGGCTGTCACTATGGTGCTGGCAGGACTGTATTTCAGTAAATATCAAAAACGAAATGAATGAGAGGTGGTGAGGCTTGGCAAGAGCACCAGATCAGCGAGTAGAAGAAGCCAGAAGACTATTTGATTCTGGAATGAAATTGATTGAGATTTCTGAAAAGCTTAGTGTTCCAGAAGGGACAGTTCGAAGCTGGAAGAATAGATATAAATGGAATAATGCAACGTTGCAAAAGAAGAAACGCAACGTTGCGAGAAAAAAAGGTGGACAGCCTGGCAACAAAAATGCTAAGGGACATGGCGGTACAGGACCACCGGGAAATAAGAATGCAGTTAAAACGGGAGAGTTTGAAGCTCTCTTTTTTGATACCTTGGATGTAGATGAACAGAAGCTGATTCAGACAGTACAGCCGGATAAGGAACAGCTACTCCTGCAGGAGATACAACTTCTGACAGTACGTGAAAGACGGATGTTGAAGCGCATTGATCAGCTGCGACAGATGGAAGAACAGAAACTTGGAGCTGGTTCTGATGGAGAACATGTTCCTTCGGGAATGTCCGTAACAGAATTTAGTTCCGGTACAGAAAAAGGCAAGCCTACTGAACTGAAGAAGTACGAAGGAATTCTTGGACAGATTCAGTCCATTGAAGATGCGCTGACCAGAGTCCAGGCGAGAAAGCAGAAAGCAATTGAGACACTTCACAAGTTTGGATATGATGATGCGAAACTTGAGCTTGCAACTATGCAGCTTGAATTTGCAATGCTGAAACAGGATAACGTTGAGGAGAATACCACAGATGATGGATTTCTGGATGCAATGAATGCGACTGCGGTGGATGTTTGGGGTGATGAGAATGTATGACAAGATCAAAACCCTGAAAGAGAAACTGCAGAAAATGAAGACTAATCGGGGTAACAGCCAGATCAGTCAGACATTTCATTTTTCTCCATTTTCAAAAAAACAGAAGCAGGTTCTTACCTGGTGGTGCAAAGAGTCACCGGTACATGACAAGGATGGAATCATAGCTGATGGAGCTATCCGATCAGGAAAAACGATCAGCATGTCACTATCATTTGGTATGTGGGCGATGAGCTCGTTTTCCGGGCAGAACTTTGCAATGTGTGGAAAGACCATTGGTTCCTTCCGGAGAAACGTTTTGTTCTGGTTGAAGCTGATGCTCCTGTCCAGAGGCTATTCGGTCACGGATCACAGAGCAGACAATCTTCTGACTATCCGAAAAGATGGCAAAGAGAATTACTTCTACATCTTTGGCGGAAAGGATGAGAGATCACAGGATTTGATTCAGGGTATTACACTGGCAGGCGTGTTCTTTGATGAGGTTGCTCTGATGCCAGAGTCTTTTGTCAATCAGGCAACCGGACGATGCTCAGTGAAAGGTTCCAAGTTCTGGTTTAACTGTAACCCTGATGGACCGTATCACTGGTTCAAGGTCAATTGGATAGATAAGTGCGAACAGAAGAATATTCTGTATTTGCATTTTACAATGGATGACAACCTCTCTCTGGACGAAGAAATCAAAGCCAGATACCGGAGCATGTACATTGGAGTTTTCTTCAAACGTTACATCCTGGGACTGTGGGCGGCAGCAGAGGGCATCATCTATGATATGTTTGATGAAGAGAAGCATGTTCGAAATATCAAAGATTTCTTTCAGTTACTCATAGATGGTAATCGGTATGTATCCTGTGACTATGGTACTCAGAATGCAACAGTCTTCCTGCTATGGAATAAAGGCAGAGACGGCAAATGGTACTGTATTCGGGAGTACTACTATTCCGGAAGAGATAAAGGCAAACAAAAGACAGATTCAGAATATGCAGACGACTTGAAAGAGTGGCTTGATGGAACGAAGATTAAAGCGATCATCGTGGATCCATCGGCCGCTTCTTTTATCGCAGAACTTCGGAAGCGAGGATACAAAGTTTTGAAAGCAAACAATGATGTACTGGATGGAATCCGTCTGGTTGGAATGCTTCTGAATCTGGAAAAACTTGTTTTTGTTTCTTCCTGCGTAGAAACGATAAAAGAATTTGCTTCTTATATCTGGGATGAAAAAGCAATGGAACATGGTGAGGATAAGCCGGTAAAACAGCATGATCACAGCATGGATGCTGTAAGGTATTTTGTAAGTACAATCTTAGGTCATAAGATGGCAAGATTTAGAGAAGTCAGGAGGTGAGAGAGATGTATACGTTTACGATTCCAAGGGATGAGTTTGACGAACTCAGACCTGATAAGCAGATGATCAGAAAGTTAATCGGTAAGCACATCGGTCTTGTTGGTCGTTTGAAAAAGAATATGAACTATTACCGGGGCAAACATAAGATCTTGGACGATGAGAACCGAGAAAATAAGCTGGTATGTAACCATGCAAAGGATATCTCGGATACAGCCAGCAGCTATTTCATTGGTAATCCAGTGTCCTATAAATCAGAGAATGATATCACAGAACTGACAAAAGCTTTAGAGGTTGCCGGAGCTGATGAAGTAGATGGTGACAATGGCTTGGATCTTTCGATATATGGTCTTGCATATGAGTACATCTATGTGAAAGAAAATGAAGCATACCTGTGTGATAAGAATATTTCTGCAGAGAACACCTTTATGGTTAGAGATGACAGCATTGAGGAAAATGAACTCTTTGCTGTCTATTATTATGCAAAAAAAGATGATTCCGGAACAAAAACGACTCAGTACATGGCTACGATATTGACTCAGAATTATAAATTTGAGTTAAGTATCCTGAATACTGATGGCAGTCAGGAAACCACAGAAGAGCCTGTTCCTCATTATCTGGGAGAAATCCCTATTATTGAATATCTGAACAACAAACTTGCAATCGGTGACTTTGAACTGCAGATTCCGCTGATCGATGCATATAACGCGTTGATGAGTGACCGTATCACGGACAAAGAACAGTTCATTGATTCGATTCTTGCCATCTATGGAACATTGCTTATAGATGATGAGATAGAGGAAGACGGCGAACAAAAGGATGGTGCAGAAGCTGCCATGAAGCACCTTAAGAAGAGAAAGCTGTTGGAGATGCCGGATGGCACCAAAGCAGAGTATTTGACAAGGACATTTGATGAAGCTGGTGTAGAAATCCTAAAGAAAGCAGTTGAGCAGGACATTCACAAGTTTTCACATATTCCATGTATGACAGATGAAAGCTTTGGAGGCAATGTATCTGGTGTGGCTATGGAATTTAAGCTTCTTGGCATGGAGAATATCACGAAGATCAAGACCAGATATTACCGCAAAGGATTGAGAAAAAGAATTCGCATATTCTGTAATTTTCTTGCAAAGAAAGAAAAAACTGTGGATCCGGAAGGAATTACAATGACTTTCACCAGAGCTCTTCCAAAGAATCTTCTGGAGATATCTCAGATGGTATCTAACCTCAAAGGTATTGTGAGTCAGAAGACGTTGCTTGCTCAGATTCCATTTGTTGAGGATGTTGACGAGGAATTGGCTGCAGTGAAGAAAGAATCCGAAGAGAGCCTGAAACAGCAGCAGGAGATGTTTGGCATGCAAGGAAATGATCCGCCGGAAGATAATAATCCGGATAATTCATCACAGAAGAAAACAGAAGAGAAAAAAGTAGATGAGTGATTACTGGGAAAAAAGAGCTGCCTGGGACATGTATGAACGTATGGCTGATGCAGAAGACAATGCAGATCTTGTAGCCAGAATATATAGGTCTGCATCCGCTCAGATTGTGTTTTCAGCTCAGGATATATTTGAGAAGTACATGACAAAACACAAATTGTCAAAAGCTGAGGCTTGGAGATTCCTGAATAGCTTTCAGGATAAAGATTCCATTCAGAAGCTGCTTCTTGAGATTAAGAATAAGGACTCTGGAAAGAATAAACAGGAACTTCTAAAGGAGTTGGAAGCACCGGCATACAGAGCCAGAATCGAAAGACTGCAGAGACTCCTGCAACAGGTCGATACAGTCATGCAGAATGTATATCAACAGGAACAGCGGTTTGATACAAGCTTTTTTGAACAGCTTGCTGAGAATGCTTATTACAGGACGATATACAATACGCAGCGCAAGACTGGATTAGGCTTTAGTTTTTCTCATGTTGATCAGAAACAGATTGAGCGAGCACTTCGGATGAACTGGTCAGGAAAACATTACTCGAAGCGTATCTGGAAGAATACGGATGATCTTGCAAAAACGATCAAAGATGAATTACTTGTTAGCCTTTTGACTGGTAGGACAGACAGGGAGACCGCTGCAGTGATCACTGAGAAATTTGGCGGAGGGGCAATAGCTGCACGCAGATTGATCAGAACAGAAAGTTGTTTCTTTGCAAGTGAGCTTACCGCTCAGGCATATAAGGAATGTGGTATAAAGAAATACAGATATGTGGCAACTTTGGATTTGCGTACCAGTAAGATATGTCGAGAGCTTGACGGAGAGGTGTTCCTGGTGTCAGAAAGACAAGCCGGAAAGAACTATCCACCGATGCACCCGTGGTGTAGGTCTACCACGATCAGTGACATCGATGATGAGACGTTGTCCAGGATGACAAGAGCGGCTTATAATCCAGAAACTGGACGTACTGAGAAAGTTCCTGCAAACATGACATATGATGAATGGTATCAGAAATATGTCAAGGGAAATACAAAGGACAGAGTAGGCGCTAAATCCATTGCAAAAACTATTGATTCTGGTATAATAAAGAAAAACAAGGATAAACTAAAGATGAATCTGCAATTATTTGCTGAAAGCGATATTAAAAATCAAGAGTCCGGTTCGCTGAAACGAGCGATCCGGAAGTACGAAAAGCGAATAAAAGAACATGAAGAATATTTAGAAAATCCAAAAGCACATTGTTCTGATTGGGACGATAAAATGACATGCGAACAGGAAGGCTTGAAGCGTCACTGGAAAAAAGAAATTCGAAATTTTAATCAGGCAATACAGGATCGGATAGACGAGCTGAAAGAAAGAGGTGATTACAATGGCTGATGCATTAACAAGAGATGGAATTAAATATATGATAGCCCGATTGCTGGAAAATGCAAATGAAGCTGTTGAAGAAAGTAAGGAAAACAAGGATGATGCGTACTGTGCTGGACGGAAAGTTGCGTATTATGAAATGCTCGATATTCTGAAAACGGAGTTGGATATCAGGGATCAGGACTTAAAAGAATTTGGGCTTGATATTGATCTCGAAAACAAAATTGCATAAAATGTGAGATACCACCAGTCAGAAAAGGCCGGTGGTATTTTTATACCCATTTTTAAGAAAGAGAGGATATAAAACATGAAATTTGAAGAAGTGTTAAAAGCAATGAGATCTGGAAGTAAAGCAAAATTACCATCCTGGGGAGGATATTGGTATTGGAGTCCA